AAATACCCTCTGCATTTAAAGCAGAAACTAAGGTAGGTGTAACTGATCCTGGGAAGCTAGCTCCAGTCATAACTTGGAAACCAGTACCACCATCGTCTGCATTAATTCCATTAGCCGCAAAGATTTCATTAGTCTTAATGCTTAGATCATTATCATTTGTACCATCGTCTGCTATTAGTCGAATTTCTTTAGTGCTTTCAACGACAAGCCTATCTCTATTAGTACTTTGTCTGTCATCGTACCAATAAATCTCTGCTTTATCTGTATCAAAGGTAAGCTTAGAACCGCCTGTAAGACCATCAAACTCAGGAATATTTAAATTATTATTTGAATCAAAAATAACAACTGTACCTGAATCGTTAGGAAGTGTAATAGTACGATCTGCAGTAGGATCTGTAACTGTTAAAATAGTCTCAAAATCGTTTGCAGTAGCACCTTCAAAACTAAGGTAATTTCCTTCAGCTAAATGAATACCTGTAGTACTCATTGTTACTTCAGTAGTTTCTGAGCTACCAAACTTAAAGAGAAGATCAGTATAAGAGCCTGTAGAAGTAATTTTAGGAGGACCATTTAGACCTATTGGTCCAAATTTTACACCTTCATTTTGATCAACTGCAAATTCTTCAACCTCAAGTGTTCCTGAAAACTTATGAGAATTACTATGCGTTAAAGGAGCGCTCGTACTAGAGTTTCCTTCTAAAGTAGCAAGAATTCCACTTTTACTAGGCAAAGTCCAAGTATAGTTAACAGTACTAATTAGCGGCCCTCTTAAATTATGAGTAAGCGTTCCACTCCAGATAATATCTGAGCTGCTTGGCATAGTAATGCCATCACCGTTAAATTTGTAATTTACAAAAGCCCCTGTATCCATAGAGGAAAGCATTGTTGTAGCAGAGTGAGCACCACTTGTAGTATCAGTAATTTGACTCCATAATCTTGAATAAGTTTTAGAATCTCCTGAAGCATTATTAGCTTTAAACTCAATTTGACCAATATAATCATTAGCTACAGGGCTAGAGCTATCTCGATAAAGATTTAAGACAGGTCCAGGAAGGTTTGCATCATCTTCTGACTTATATTCTAAAATACTATCAGTAGTATTGTTTGTTAAATTTCCAGCGTTTATCCACTCACTATTGCTGTTATCATAAATTAAAAATGAACTATCTAAAGGAGTGGTTATATTTACATCAGATAAAGCATCGATACTTGTACTAGCAATTGCATTGTTAAAGTCTGTAGTATTAAAACTGTCTCCAGGAATCCATTTATTATTAGCAGAATCCCAAATAATAGTTTCACCATCAGAAGGAGCATCTGTTGTTAAATCTACATCAGACACATCGCCTAAGGCTAACGCTGAAAATACTCCCCAGCTTGTACCATTATAAACCCTAAAGCTATCATTAACATCGTTGAAGTAAATAGCACCTGTTTCAAGTTGTCCACCATCATTGTCAAATGAAGGATCTGCATCTTTAACGCCTAAATAACGATCATCAAAATTATCATAAACCGTATTAATAGCACTTAAAGTTGCTGCAGCATCTTGTGCATAATTATAGGCGTCAATAGCCGAATTAGCAGCCTCTGCTGCTTTAGTATTTGCAGTAGCTGCGTCATCACTAGAATCAGAAGCATTTTGGATCGCAGTAGACGCACTATTTGCTGCTGCGGTTGCGCTAGCCGCCGCTGCGGTTGCAGAGCCTCCTGCTGCATCCTCTGATGCTGCCGCACTAGTTTCTGATGCTGCTGCGTTAGTTTCTGATGTTGCCGCTGCACTCTCACTAGCTGCTGCTGCCTGTTCACTTGCCAAGGCGTTAGTCTCAGAAGTACCTGCATTAGTTTCAGAAGTTTCTGCTGCCTGTTGGGCTTCTTCTGCTGCTTCCTGTGCAGCCAAGGCTGATTGCATATGAGAATAAGCATCATCCTCTGAGTCTTGCGCATTAGCAGCACTTGTTGCCGCTGCGGAAGCCTGAGTAGTAGCTTCAGTTACTGGATATTCCCAACTAGTACCATTATAAACGCCTAACTGAGAAGTTGCAGTGTTAAAGTAAAGTGCGCCTTCTTCTAGAGGATCATCATCATTATCTAGGGTAGGCTCTGCATCTTTTGCACCAAGAAAAACATCTTGAAGCACATCAAGGGCTTCTTCTGCTGCTGCTTGAGCTGCTTCAGCTGCCGCTTCTGCTGCAACAATGTTATCGCCACCAAGATTAATGTCACTAACTTGTTGACCTGCTGCATTAGAAATTACAATATGAAAATTGTTATCATCATCAATGTAAGCATTACTAACAGAATCACCCTTAGTACCTTGAGGACCAGTGCGTGATAAAGATAACTGTACTTGATCTTGAGTAGAATTTACTGTATAGTTATTACCATTAATTGTAACTGTATAAGACATTAGCTAGCCTCCGTTGGAGAATAACGAACTTCTACAAGTCCACGAAGTGGTTTCCAGATTAATTGATTATCACCTGTTCCTGTATCTGCTACCTCTAGCTCTATAAAGCCATAGACAGGTTGATCAGGTTCAGGGTAAGTTGACCAAGTTGATATTAAGTCGTCTGGTATTACTATTTCAAAGGAATTATCTGTTGCATCGCTATCAATAATAGTAAGTGTACTTATTACTCCACTTACTTGTGGATCTGTAGGAATTGTGCCACTTCCCTGAGAATTAGCTCCTTCAACTACTTTTGCAGTTAAAGTATAATTTGATAGGTTAGTAATCCAGCCTAAAGTAATACTTAGTCTAATTTGTTCACCTTGAATAACAGATACAAGAACTGATCCATCATCTGTTATTAAATCTTTAGATTGTGATGTTATTTTTGAACGTGGCATTTTATCCTCCTGCCGATCCTCAGATGGGCCTTATTGATTTTATTTTTTATTTTATATTTAATTTTAACCCCAACGTGCTGCTATTGCCTTTCTAATATTGCGTTGTGCTGCACGGATTTGACGTTGAGTACGTTTTGCAAAGGTTGGTTTTACTCGCTTACCGCCACGGCCACCTGAAGTTTTCTTTGCAGCTGAAGCATCGGCCAACATTGTATTTCGACGACCAAGACCGCCAAGGCTTCCTCTACCGCCGCCACGAGCATTTTTAGGTTTTGCATCGTTAGCATACCCACCTTTTTTATAAAGATATTTTGCAGAAGCAGGGGTTAATCGTCTATTTTTTGCAGTTCTTGCCATAATTTTATTCCTTTAAAATCCAAAACCTCGTGTGGTAGCCTTTGTACCAGCACGGATAGGGTAGAGATACTCAACAGCATACCGTAAGGCATCTGTCCAGTGTTCTACACCTTCTTTTTTATCGATTGTAGCTGAGTCAGGATTAGACTCAACCCATTGTGTTCTTTCAATAGATTTAATGGTGTTAACACACTTAGGATGAATTAGCATGTCAATATCACCGTTAGCATTCTTAAACTTCTTATTTACTGCTGCCACAGAGTCAATAATGGGTGGAGCCTTGTTATGTGCTCTTGTTATTATCCCATGTGACTGTAGTATAGAAAAGTCTGTTGTACCCACCGCTGCACTACTCTTACGAGCCTTACCTGCAGGATCAGGATAAGAAATAATACGATGTCCTTTATACTTTTCACACAAAGCTCTTGCTAGGGTCTCAGTATCAGGGTGTCCTTGCATTTCATCTAGTATTTGAATTTGATTTCCACGAATAGCAAAGATAACAGAGGCCATAATGCCTACATTAAAGTCAATTGCTACGTGAATATCCTCATTGTCTTCAAAGGGTTGCAATCCCTTATCAATATGTTCTTTACGGTTAAACGTATAAAACACATTATTACCAGAGTCTTCGAAGCTTGCAATATATTCTCTGGCAAACTTTAGAGGATCAAGTGTTAGCTTAATTCTATCTATTTCTTCTTCATCAAGGAAGGGAGAGTCTTTGTATGTATAAGTGTAACTTTTCCAATCAGTATCACTATCTTGTCTGTTATACATTTCATAAAAATAATCATAGCCTCTGGGAGTACTAATAATAAGCGCTCGACCAGAGTTAGCGTTAAACTTCTTAGCGTTCATAGGAGACCAACGAGTAGCAACACAAGGTTGTATAATTGATTCCCACGACTCTTTAAGGTTCATTCCAGCACCCTTCCAAGAAGTAACCTCATCGGCTACTATAAAGTACTGACCTGTACCACGCATACGCTGTGATGCTTCATAAGACCAAAGCTTTAGCTGGACGTTATTAGGAAACCAAAACTGTCCTGCTGCTTTAGAGGCTTTATCAGCAAAGTCTTCCATACCTAACTGCCAAGCTATTAGTGGATAGTAGATATCTACTGCTTGGCTGTAAGTAGGGGCAATGAGTGCCACATTCTTATTTGGCACACTCTCATCTAACTCCATTAATTCTTGTACTGCTATAATAGCTGCTGTAGCTGCTAAATAGGACTTACCAAAGCCACGACTAGCATTAACTACTGCATATCTATTACTTTTATTTACAAATAAATCTCTAATAACTTCTGACTGTTTCTCATGTAACTTTATCACTTTTTATAACTCTTTTTGTAAGCCTTAATAGCAGGTTTAATAGCTCTGTAAGGATTGTTGTTTTCGCCTTCTTTAGAACCGTACTTAAAAGCCTTATTCATTTGACGTTGCCTGTCGGCTTCTTTGATTTTTTTAATCATTTCTTACGTCCTAACTTTTGCTCTTTCTCAAATGCGTGGATTTGCTCTAGCCATTTTATTTCTTCTTTTTAGTTGTTTTCTTTTTCTTCGTCATCATGGCTTTCTTTGCAGCCATTTTTCCTGCTTTTGTGTAGGGATAAGTTTTGTTTCCAACCTTGGGCATAGTATTCTCCTATACGTTTATTTGCTGTATAAATGATTAGTTTTCCATAGTCGTCGTACCATGAATACTTTTTCACATATCTTTGCCTTCCATATCAAA